CCGTGTGTCAGTGTTCGTGGGCGATAAAAGTGTAGCGCAACTGCAAAACGACGGACTCTCGAGCGAAGAGATTGACGACCTGGTGCGAGCACCGGAGCCTAAGCCTTCGCCCGCCACACCGGATATTCCAGAGGGCCGCGCGGCAGCGCCTACGGCGACGGTCGTACCAGCGTACGACAGCAAGTTCAATCCACGCGAAGGTGCGCTCGTGCCGCACGTGACGTTCGCCAAAGGGCAGGATCGCATCGCCTCGGATAAAGAAGTTGACGCGCTGGCCGAGCAATTCGGTGCTGATTGCGTGTTTCTCGATGGCATACCGTTCGCGGAAGTCTTGGCCACTGAAGATACCGACGCTCGCGGCTGGGATCAGCGCTGTTTCGTTGAAAACCAGCGGGCTGAGCTAGAAGCCGATCGCATCAATGCAAATGCACCGGCAACCGCCGATGACATCGCGCGCAGACCCGCAGTCGATCCTTCAGTCGTCAGCGAGAACGAAGCGCGCTCTGTTGCCGAAGCCAAGGACCGCCAGGACGACGAGGCGCGCCGGCTGAAAGACGATCAGATCCTTCGAGAAAAAGAAGAGCGTGAGCGCCAAGCGCAGGCAGACGAGCAAGAGCGCGATCGCGCAGCCAAGCTGGATGAACAATCAACGAAAGGCGGTGACCTTTGAAATTAAAACGCATCTTCATGACCATCCGCCGCGGCATCACGGACGCCACACTGTTATGCGTTTTCCCGTGGGAGAAGCCGCTGGTTGAAGAAATCCACGGCGGCAGTGCTGTTGTTGTGTCCATTGACGACATGTGTTCGCTGGACGGCGTCAAGAACGTAAAAAAGATCAAGCTCAAAGAGCGTGTCGATTTGAACGACGAACCCATGGTCCCTTCGATCGGCATGACCATGCGCCAGCAATACGAAAAGATGATCGAGATCGACCCGGAAGAAAATCCCCTGCAAGACCCGGAGGCGGAGTTTGGCCGCATGGCCGAGAAATACGGCATGCACCCGGATATAGCGGTGCCCGTGGTCGAGAAAGTCTACGGGAGCGCTCGCAACTTCCGCCAGTGCCTGCGCGAGTTTGCGGCGGGTACTACGCCTGAATTCCTGCGTGACGACGATGAAAGTCTCATCGATGCGGCGAGCGAAGAGACGCCTATTGCTGAAATGACAGCAACGCAGATGAAGGCGACGCTCGACAAGCGCGGCGTCAAGTACCGCGCGAACGCGAGCAAGGGCGACCTCGAGGCGCTACTCTTAAACGAGCCGGAAGAAGTCGCGGCGTAAGTGACCAATGGCGTATCAGACCCTGGAGGAACAGCGCGCTCGCTTGCGTACCAGACTGGGCTATTCGGCCCAAGCTGCGGCGGCTGGCTCCATGGCGGTCATCCTCGATGACTTTCTCTCCGATGCTCAGGTAAAGCTCTACTGGACGCACAACTGGGCGCGTCTGCGCAAGTACGCTGATGCGTCGGTCGGAGCAGACCAGCACTTAATCGACTACCCGGTCGACGCCAATCCAGAGCGCGTGAGCGCTATCAGCACGTTAAACGGCACGCGCTGGAGCCAGCCCTTACGCAAAGGCATCGCGCCGCAGGACTACACCACGCAGAACAACAAGCGTGAGCCCACTCGATGGGAGCCTTACGCTCAGATCGAACTGTGGCCGATTGCGGATCAACTCTACAGCGTGCGCATTTTTTACGTGATGGCGCTGGGCCGGTTCACGCAAGACACAGACCGCTCAACGATTGATAACGATCTCATTTTTCAAGTGGCGCTCGGCATGGCCAAAGGCCACTACCGCCATCCGGACGCAGAAATTTATTTGAAGCAAGCCGAATCCCTGTTGACGCAGCTTAAAGCCAAGTCATGGGGCAAGACGATATTCAACGCAAACGAGTATTCACCGTGTGAGCAGGAATTAGCCAAGCCTGTGGTTGTTTAAAAAGGGAATGACGATGACGCCAGCAGAAGCAAGACGCGAGCAGCAAAAAAAGATACAGCGACACATGGGCGGATTGAAACGACGCAAAGCGGGCGGTGGTGGCCCCGTAAACGGCTACGACATCCACCTCGTCGCCGGTCAGTCGAACGGCCCCGGCGGCCAGATTTCGAGTGAGGTAATTGCTGGCATTTATAACGGCACTTGGTTTGCACCGAGTGACCCGACGATAGATGTATGGGCGACCGCATCAGGGCGCACCGGGTCGGGGGCCTTCACGCCCGCCTATCCGATTGATACGGTTATCTCAGGTGGAATCGAACAGTTCCCCGCCCCCGATAACAATAGCAATCCATGGACCAACTCACCTCCGCCGAATGCTTTTCCTCATATCGGCGCCGTCTCGACGATGCTTAGACAGCTTCCCGCGCCCGCCGCTGGCCGTAAAAAACTGATTGTCATGTGCAACGTGGGTGGAACTAGCTTGGCCAGTGCAAATGGAAATGCCTACAACTGGCAGCCGCAGATTCCACATGTAACCCTCAACACCTGGGATTACAACACGGATGCCATTGGTGCTGATGACTCCGGCAAACTCTATAACTTCGCGGTCACTCGCTACAAAAACGCCAAGGCGTCACTAGCCGGAAACGTCATAAAAAGCGTGCTCTGGCAGTTCGGCGAAGCTGAGGGAAGCACGGGCGTCGGGTTCTATGACTTCATGACCGCGGCGCGATTGTTCATTACGCGGCTGCGTATCGAGTTGGAAGACCCGACGATACCATTCATCATCGGCCCGATTCACAGCGACTACGCTACCGACTACGCTGGTGCAACGCAGGCCACGCGCGTAATACTCGCGCTGAATGCGCTGCAGTTTGCAGAGCCGTATTGCTACAAAATCCCGCAATTCACACGCATCCTCGACCCGAACAGCAAGGGGGTGCCGAACTACAACGATCACGTTCACCATTCCGCTGTTGACCAGGTGACCGTTATCGGCCCTGGTGCTGCAACGGGACTGCCCATAGCGGTCGCACGCGCACCGGCAGTCGGAACCGCGCCAGTCGCTGTTGTGGGCGCAAGCATTACCGCTACCACTACAGATAATTCCTGCACGATCACGTTTCCGCGCTCGACAACGGCTGGATACTACAAAGTAGAGTTAAGCCTCCATGGGCTGAATACATGGGTGAACTACACGACCAAAAGCGCTTTATACGGCGAGTCGGTCGACGGCACGACCAATACCCCGACGTGCTTCATTCCGTCGCTGTTGCCGTCTACCGACTACGACATTCTTGTCACGGCCTACAACTGGGCGGGTAGCACGCCGTCAGCGATCAAACAGTTTACAAGCGGCGCATATGCAGCACTTCCGACTGGCGCTGCGTTTACCTGTCAACTGCTGTTTGAAGAAGCTACACCCGCACTTTGTGTGGACACTTCTGGCAACGGTGCCTCTTTCGCCGAGTCCGATGCAGGCAACAAAATATCACTGGTATCAGTCGGCGGTGCTCGTGGCAAAGTGCTCAACGCGATCAAACCGGGCGCTTATTTCTGCCGAGTTATTCCAGCATTGTCGGCGGTGCAGACCGGCAACACGTCGTTTTGCTCGTGGTTTATGTTGGACAACTTCGACGACTTGGAAAATTACGTCCTGTCCACGCAAACGGCGAGCTTCCAATCACCGTGCTTGCGGCTGAATGCAACTCGCCATCTGGAACTAGTGATCAACAACATCGTTTATGTTACCGATCCGAATCAATACCCGATAGGGTCGTGGCACCACGTCGCTGTTATCGCCAACTTGGGGCAGGCGAGTCAAACGCCGCGCAGTTTGAACTTACTCGTTGACGGCGTGCCCGTGGCGCCGGAAGCGGTCCTTAGCGTTGCTACCTCGTGGTTCCTCACGGGCTCCAATGTGTTCACCTTGTTTAATCGGCTTAACACGGGCGCAACTAATATCGGCCTGGGCAACCTCGACGACACGCGCTATTCCCACAACACGGCGTGGAGCACGGCCCAAGTCGCATCAATCATCGCTGGGAACACCACGTAGTGCCCTCCATAGTTTTCGATTCCTTAAAAGGCGGACTAGACCGGCGCATTCCGCAAACGGTTGGGGGCGCTAACGTCCAATATGTGCTGAACAATGCGCATATCACGACCGGCGGCAAGATTCGTAAGCGCCCCTGTCTGCTGCGCACTGCAACACTAGAACCGGGTACTAAGGGTTTGAAAGCCGCCGGCGGCAAGCTCAACACGTTCTATGAGTCCGGGACGATCACGCACGCGGATACACGGTTCACGCCCAACAAGGTTCCGCACCCGACGCTGTCACAGTTGGTGACGAAAGCGCACTACGCGGAACTGTTCAATGGTTTTCTGTACTGCGCTGTTGAATATGCCGATGGCTCGGTGTTTCATCATTACCTGGATGGCACTGTTCCGCCGCGGGTGACGGACGTAAATTGCCCGCACTCTAAGCAAGTTGAAAAGCTCTCGCAGAAGATTTATGCGGCGGCCGGTCCGAACGTGCGCTTTACTAAAACCGCAGACCCTCGGGATTGGACGACGGCCAACGATGCTGGCTCGATAGCTGCCGGCACTCAGGCGGCAGGCTCTGACACGGTGACGGCGATCGGCGAGTTTAAGTCTGACCTCGCCATCTTCTTTTCAGACAGCACGCAGGTATGGGATGTAGATTCAGACCCGGCGAACAATGCGCTCAAGAGTACGGCGGACAACGTTGGCACCATCTACTCTAAATGTTCTGCCACGCTTGCTGGCGACCTCATATTCCTGGCTAAACAGGGCTTCCGTTCGGTGTCTCTCACTGCTCTGACGAACAACCTTCAGGAAAACGATGTTGGTTCAGCAATCGACAAGCTGCGCAATGAGATTGCAGACGCCGACGATCCGATATCAGTGTACTACCCGGCGCTTGGACAACTTTGGAAGATCAACGGCAATAAGGCTTACGTATATTCGTTCGCACGCAGCGTGAAGCTGTCAGCGTGGTCAGTGTTCACGTTTCCGGTAACGATCGAAGCTGCAACGGTTTTGGCGAGCGAGTTGTATCTCAGGGCAGGGGATATTTGCTACATCGTCGACAAAGACACGTTCAATGATAACGGTGTGATTCCGGTCGTGGAAGTGGAAATGTTTTTTCAAGACAATAAATCCCCAGGCATGCTGAAGCAATTTAGCGGCTATGACGGCGTGGTTGTGGGCTCGCCGCAGATTGCATTCCGGTTCTCGCCCAACACGCCGGTCAACGTCACGGACTACATACAGATAGAAGGCGACATGCGGGCCGGTGATCTCTTTCCGCTCGAAGTGTGCGCGACCTCGATAGCGCCTATTTTCAGACACGAACTGGATGAGGAATTCGAGCTTGAAAGCTTGCAGCTCTACTACAACAATTTAAGCAACTTGTAGCCGTGATCGTGCCCATGACCCTAGACCATTTGCAGACCGTCATGCACAACATGCGCCCGCAAGACCGTATCGAGTTTGAAACCATCGCCGACCAGAAAGACTTGGACACATGGGCATCGAACTATGTTGCGCTGCCTGGCTTTAACTGGGCCGTGTTGAATAGCGCGCGGGCTCCAGTTGCCTGCGTGGGCTTTCGCGAGATTGCGCAAGGTGTAGCGGTTGCGTGGTTTGTCGCAACTGAAGCATGGAAGCGGCACGCCAAGTCGACAACTCGCGCGTTCAGAATAATGTCGCGAAACAGAATTTATCGGCGTATTGAAGCGTACGTCAACCCCGAGAACGTTAAGGCGCAGCAATACGTGCGCTGGCTCGGATTCCAGTACGAAGGCAACTGCCGCAGGCGTGCGGCGAATGGCAGCGATCTTCTTCAATACGCATTTACTGAAGGATAAGACCATGGGCGGCGACGGCGGCGACAACTCAGCAGCACAGCAGCAACAAGCGGAGGAAGCGCGCAAGGAAGCGCTTCGGGGCCAGATCAATACGTTGTTCGGTGTAGGCGGTGCTACGCCTCAAAACTTTACCGACGAGGAAAACACGCTGTCGTCAAGCCTCCGAGGCTACTATGGCGACGAGCAAAAAAAGGCGCATGACGAAGCGGAAAGACAATTGCGCTTCGGTGCATCGAACACCGGCAATATCGGCAGCACGACTTACGCCGATGCGGAAGCCAAGCTCGCCGATCAAAACCGGCTCGGCGGCATCAAGATGGAAGAGGCCGTGCAGCGCGCTGTCAACGGGCTTCGCTCTTCCCGCGAAAACACGCGCCTCAATTCCATCAACCTGGTTAATTCCGGCAGCGGTGCGGACGCTGTCAACTCGGCTGCGTCCGGGCTCAAGGACTCGTTTAACGCGGCGCAGGCCGGGCAGCGGGAAGACCTGGCAAGCGGGCTATTCCAGAATCTAGCGTTCACCAAGAAAGCCGCTGACTCCGCAAATCAAGGCGCTCAGCTTGCGCAATTGCTGGGCGTCAAGTCAACAGGCAACGCTTTATTCCCGACCAAGACGACCAGCGGCACGGTCTACAACTAGGGGGTCATCATGGGTTGGCCACAAATTATAGCCGCGGTTGCCAGCGTGGCCTTGCAAAAGGCAGCGACCGATAAACAGCAAAGCCAGCAAAAGTCGCTCGCCGATCAGATGACGCAATACCGTCTGAAGAAGTCGGACGAAAGCACGGCTGCTACAAACAAGTTTCTGGATACGCAGCGACCGGAAGCACGGGCAGCCACGACGGCGAACGCGCAGCAGGAACTCGCACAAGGCCTCGATCAGTCCATTGGCGCCGCGCAAGCCTTCGAGAAGCCGCAGAATTTTGCGGGCAAGGTGACGAGCGACTATACGAATCGCGCTGCAACGGATGAAGCCACGTTGAGCAGCAGGCTCAAGACGCTGGTAGGCAACCTGTCGGTCATGGGTGCGCCGGCGCGGCGTGACTTCGATACGTCGCTCAAATTTGGCGATGCGGCGGGCACTGTTGCGGGCGCCAACAAGGCTGCTGACGCCGTCAGCGATCGATATACGACGGCGATCAATAACGTGCAGCCCGACCCGTTCCTGTCGTTCGCCAGCCAGTTGGCGCAAGGATACGGGATGGCCACGGCGGGTGGCGGTGGCGCTACGCCTTTTAATGTGACTGGCACAGGCCTGAAATTACCGGCCGGTGCGGTTGGCTCGCTTGGACTTAAGCCCGCTACAGGATCAGGTCTTGGACTGAAGTTCTCCTAATGCCGACCTTTAAATCAGCCAAACCGCAGGGCATCGCGCAAAGCATTGCTACGCTGTTTGGCGGGTCTTCAGCGCCTGATGCGAGCACGATCATGCAGGTAGCACTTGCGCGCTCGAAGATGGATCACGAGGGCTCTATCGCGGAAAAGGCGCGCGCGGAGGCTGAAAGCATACGATCTGGCGATGCTGACCGACGCGACCCTTCGCTGCAAAACGAGTACGCGGCGAATGCCGCCGGCATCACCTTGCCAATGGCCAAGCAATACCGTGGCTATCAAAAGGGTGACCTGGTGGCGCCTGATACACCGCTCGATGCTGAAGGCAAGCCGAACCCCATTGCGAACTACCCAAGACCCAATATCACGCCGCAACAAGAGCAGCTATTTACGAGCGCGATCATGTCCACCATCGGCAATCGGCTCGGGACCGGTAAAACGAACGCCGAGCAACTTGCAAAGGCCGGGAGCACGAACCTGCTTGATCAGGCGCGCATGGCGGCGGCGCAATTACCGGGAGCGGCTGAGCAGAATCAAGCGATGGCGCCGTGGCGCCCGACCGCGCGCGAGCCCTTCCAACAGAATGCGGCCGGCACCAGCATCCTCAATCAGGAAATAGGCAGCGCGCAGACGCCGAATACGCCGGCGGCCCAAGTCGGGATCGCTGACGTCATTGCGCATACCAAGCAAAGAAACGCCGCCGCGACTGCGTCACTGGCAATGGCTGCAAAACGCCAAGGCGACGGGAGCGGAGCAGGCGCCGGCACAGCCGCGTCAGACTGGCTCAATCTCACCGGAACCAAACTATCCGCCCTGCCTGCGCAGCAGCGCACCACGTGGATTCAAAACCACGCGGCGGGCATGGACGCAGCCGAGAATCTTGCATCGCTTAAAAAGGGCCCTGGCGCTGCTCTGAAGGATGGGGCGGTCAAGTCGTTGGCTGCGGCGGGTGATGCGGTCGAGAACAGCACGCGCATGGCCGAGACTTTCAGGCCTGAATACGGCGGCAAAACGATTCTGGGCGACTTATCGAACACTTATAAACGCCTGGCGGGGGATGAAACCGGACAAGCGCAGTGGTGGCAGGACCTTGATCAACTGCAAAACCAGACGCGCCACACGCTATTTGGCTCCGCATTGACTGCCACGGAGTTGGCGGCCTGGAATAAGACCTCCGTAACACCGCGCATGGATCCCAAGCAGATCGCCGCCAATCTCGAACGCCGCCAGGAAATCGAAGCGCGCGCTGCATCGAAACTCGCTCGAGGGTATGCAGCCGGCGGCTACAACCAGGACCAGATCAAGGAGCTGCTGGGCGCAGGGGCCAAGTATCTGGAAAAAGAGGCACCTCGGACAGGGGCGGGCGGATCGTGGGATGGCGCAGATCGTAGGCAGCCAAATTATGGCGTGCGGGCCGATGGCACGAAAAAAGGTAATGGATTCTTGGGCGCTCTTCAGCGCCCTGATGGTGATGTGTCGACCGAGCTTTCTGTTGGCGTCAGGATTAACGGGAAGGAGACCGAAATACCGTCGCTGGTCCCAACGTTGACCAAGGGAGAAATTGACCATCTGTTGAAGGGCGGAGAGCCCACGCCGCAGATCGTGCAAAAAGCGGTAGATTTCGCCAAGAAACGGATTGCCGACGGCAAGAGCCCGTTTGCTGGCCCGAACGAATCCCCCGGAAGCAAGGCTACCCCCGCCGCAACTGGAAGACGCATCGTGGTGAACTACTGATGCCATACGAAATTGAAACCAACGACGGCATCGTCATCGCCGGGATCCCGGACCATATCAAGGCCGACGATCCGAGCGTGAAGCAAAAGGTCTTCGCCGCGCGCGCCAATGCCGCACAAGCCAAAATGGCGAAAGAGGGTGCGACCGGCGGCCAATTGATGCAAGCCGGGCTCGATCCGACCGAGGGCAACAGCTTCCTGAAGAATCTCGCCATAGGCGGCGGCAAAGCGATTGTCGATGCTGGCCGAGGACTGAGCCAAGTCGGCGCAGGTGTTGCTGATTTCGTATCACCTCGCAGGCCGGACGCTACCGGCGAGCAGCCCTCATCGCGTGTAGACGACATCCGGCAGCAAGTCGCCAGAAGCCGTGCGCAGGACGAACCGCTAATGAATACCGGCGGCGGGGTAACTGGTGACGTGCTAGGCAGTATCGCCATGGCGCTGGCGCCGGGCGGGGCGGTCAAGGGCGCTGGACTGCTGGCTAAGGCGGGTGGCGCCACCGATGCAGGGGCAACACTCAACGCAGTGGGCGGCTCATTGTTAGCGCCCCGGTCGATTGCGGGCGCCGCCGGCACGGGTGCTGTCATGGGTGCATTACAGCCGAGCACCAGCACCGATGAAACCATCACCAATACCGCATTGGGCGGGGCCGCATCGGCACTCATTCCGGCCGGTATGACGGGAGCGCATCGTCGGCCGGGCGCTGAAACAATCCGCTGGTGATGACGCGGACACCGTTGCGCGCGCTCTCGAGCAAGCCCGGGAGCTCGTGCCGGGATCCAGACCCACGGTCGCGCAGGTAGCCAAGAACGCCAATCTGGCCGCGTTGGAGCGCACGGCAGCCGCGGAAAACCCGGAGGCATTTGCCAGGCGCGCAACCGACCAGAATGCCGCGCATATCTCGATGCTCAATACAATTGCCGGTGACGACGCGCAGTTGGGCGCACTCGAAAAAGCGCGCCGCGTGGCCACAGCACCGCTCTATCAGAAGGTTGGCGACTCGCAGGCGATCGTCGAGCCCATGCGGGTCGTGCGCCTGGTTGATCGGATCGTCGCCGCCAATCCGAAGCGTGACGCGATCACCAAAGGGTTGGGCTCGGTGCGCGACTCCATGTTCGATCACTATCCGCTGGCCGAACGCGCAACGGATGCGTGGAAGGCTGTCGATGACGTCGTGAAAGCGGCCCCGCGCATGTCGGATGCCGACCGTGACGCGCTCACCACGGCGCGTACCGTGTTGCATCGCGCTAAGACCGGCG